ACTAGCAGCGCTTTGGATCATATCCTCTTGTAGCTTAGAGAGTTTGTATCCACAAAAGTCAAGAAACATTTTTCTTCCAGTTGCGAATACGTTCGTTGGCTTTTTCCTGCTCCCACTCTGCTCGTTTATCCCATGAACGAACCATAGCCCATTCACCAGAGTTAGCAAAGTTTTTGTGCATTTTCTTAGACTCTGCTTCGGCCAAACCAGAAAGATAGAAATAGTCTGCATCAGGACCAAAGTTACGTGCTTCAATTGCCCACATTAGTTCCACTCCTCAAATTTAACGATTCCCATAAGCTCTTTCACAAGAGCACGACCTTCATCGGTGAAAAGGATCCCTTGATTCCAAACCCAATGCTCAACATCCTGTTGATGGTAGAACTTTTCACCCTGAGTCATCCAGCGAAGAGCATCAACCCGATCCTTTGCGCCAAAGGCAATGTGCATTTCAATCTCACGGTAGAAAGCAGCAAGGTCTTCCGTCTTCTGAAAACGCTCACGCTCTTGCTCGATGTCGAAATCCACACCCATAGCATCCCAGATTTCCTGCTTACGCTCGGGGGTGGCATCGTAGAATTCATGTGCACGAGGACGGAAACCGTAGGTGTCTTTGTGGAAGTCCGAGAAGAGTTCTTCAGAGTAGGTATGCATAAGATATCTCCTTGTTGATATAACTATACTACACTATTTCAAATTAAATGTAAACCCCTATGCACACTTTTTTTCAAACCATTCTGGAATATCCCGCTTAGTCCAATCCATAGAGAAGCGATCTTGCTTGGTTTGATAGAATGCACGATAGGAACCAACTGGATCATGGGGATTGATGCACTCTGGTGCTGCACCCATTGCAAGCTTAAATGGTGTAAGCGGACCGACTGGGATGTTACGAGGAGGTGACTTAAGGATTTCGCCAAGATCGTCGAACGATTTGTGCGTCTTACCATAACGATACATAAACTCGTCATGCAGAGCTACAAAGTGTACGTAGTGCCAATTGTAGTTGTTATTGGATTCCATAGACCAAACAGTGCACGGATGGCCTACGTGTACAGCCTTATAGATAATATCATCGTGATGGTCCAATTTCCAATGCTTAACCATAGTCTTACCAGACTTAGAGGGAATCTTAGTAAGCTTACCATCTAACACACGATGTACTGTAGAGAGCATTTGTGCTGACTCTAATACCATTTTAACCACATGTTTATCGCACTGAAGCTGTGCTGCTTTAACTGGATTTTTGTCAAGTATGAAAATATTCATGGTATACTGTCCCACCTTAAAGTTGTTAACTTTATTATACAGAGTTTGAAGGGTTTGTACACCCTTATTTTTGTAATACATCCCTTTGTAAGATAATTTCTTCAATTTCTTCTAGAGTCTCTCTGCATGTAGCTAGGATATGAGAATCGGTTTTAAGGATCAGTTCCTTAGCTGCGAAGATTTGATCGTAGCGGTCAAGGCCTTGAGGAATTTGGTTGGCGATTGTTTGAGTGAATGTGATGTTTGTCATTGTGTATCTCCTTATGTTATATAATTTCTACACTACAATATCGGTGCTGTACATAAAAAAATAGCCCCGATTGCATTTATTTTTGCAACCGAGGCTATTGTATAACTATGCAGATACTAGTACTAGGAGCGTTTCTTCTATTTCAGCAATTTGGTCGTCTAGATAAGCTTTTTTGTTTAATACTTTATACATTCTATCTGTTCTTCCTTGTTTTCTATATCTTGCCGCGGCCCATCCGAGATTTCGTGAATCTTTCTTTAAGCGGTCGATTGTTGCTGAAACCATAAGTTTGTCTCCAAATAAAAAAAGTGTGATCGCATAAACGAACACACTTCTGATTAAGGTTTAAAATTAACGTCTAAACTATAACAAGCCAGGGAATGCCTCCTGTGCTAGTTTTACAGTTAGACCTTTTACTGGCGGCTTTTTGTTAATCATTTTGCACACCAATTCTGCGTCCTTAGGATGGATGGACTCAACAATCCCAAGGAAAATCTTTTCACGCTTGACGGAAGGCATATTATCGCCCTTGCCACCTTTAGCACAATATAAGAAGTCTTTATGTTTTTTTAGTAGGGTCGTCGGCGCGTTATGTGGGTCACACGCAGTATATGGAACATCGCCCTTAGGCAACAACCATACGATACGAGGATCCAACGAACCTTGAATAATGTCACGCAGAGCTTGACTATTATTATCCTGTAGAATTTTAATCTTTTCATTACGTGTTTCAGCTTTGGCAAATTTTTCCAAAACTTCATATACCATTAGTGCCATTAAATAAAGTCTCCCACACATTCCAATAGAAGCCTACAACGCTTCATAATTAAATAATTCATAACTTTTTTACTATTGCCAGACGGATCTTGGCTTACAAAACTATTTATGATTTCTTGTTTTACAGACTCAGGACATGCCGAGTCTTCTGTTAAATCAATCATCTTTTTATTTCTAAGATAATTGCGATAGACTTCTTCACCCAAAGATTTAGGGTCTTCCATAAGAGCTGCTTTTTTCTTGGCTGATAGGACGTTTTGACGTCGTTCTTCAACAAATACTCTATCATCAGAAAGAACGTTAGGCACACCGTCACCTTGATCGCCCTTAAGGATATGCTCCATAAGTTCTAGTTGTGGGTTTTCAACCTTTACCAGCTTTTTAGTAATAGTCGAATACTGCGACACGTTTCCATATTTATGAAGCTGCTTGAAGTCTTTATCAGCAGATACGATCATAACTTCCTCATAGTTACCAAACTCTTGAGTCCATTTTACGATTTCGGCAATAGTGTCATCCGCTTCGCAACCATATTGTTTAATAACTTTATATGGGAAGTTATCACGAATTTCATCTAAGACTAGATTAATGCTTTTAAATGCAACGTCCCAGTCGATTTTAGACTCATCACGGGTTTTATTCCGTTTACCTTTATACTCAGGATAAACATCTTTGCGCCAGTTGCCGCCGTTATCTCCCACGATAATTACATCGCCATATGATTTAAACTTCTTGCGATATAAGCGAATACTGTTCAAAATCATGTGGCGAATAAGGTTTTCATCATCCCACTTTACTGCACCCATAGCAATAGGGGCAATAGAGATACCTGAATAGTCAATCAAGATCATTATATACTTCCTTTGTTTAATCTATACATTATACTAAAATAGGCAGGGAATGTAAACCCTGCCTATAATTTAGATAAGCTCATCTGCGAAGAAGTAAAGCTCTTTAAATCCAAAGGTATCAACCATAAAGTATCTATCACCTTTCTGGAAAATATCACCTACTGAAGATGAGTAGACAGCATCACTGAATTTTTTTGTAATCTGTGGCATATTCCACAAGTTTGTAGCTTCAAAGGCAACTTCAAGATCATCAGTATCCACCGAGACTGTTTCTGTATAGAATTTAAAATTTTCAGTCTTAAATTTCTTGGCGTCAAGTTGAACACTCATTTTTGCTTCAAAGGCAGGAACTACTGTTCCGTGATTTACTGCCGCAATTTGATCTTCGGTAAGTTTGATTTGGTGGATGGTGATCATTGTATGTCTCCTTTTGATATAACTGTTATACCATAGGAATATTTAGTTGTAAACACCTAAATATAATTTTTATTTTAAACTTTTTACATGGCTTCTGTGTATTTTGCAGTTAATGATGCCATTGTAATAGTTATCATCTAACAATACATTTCTATCAAACTGCTCTTTGGCTTCGAGATATCCCATCTCTCCCTTCGATTTACAAAAGTATAATATTTCACGATGGAAGTTCTGTTCCCCGGCCTCAAGTAACAATTGCTTAACCAGATCGGAGGATCCATAATAGGATTTCCAATCTGATTCAACAACGCTTCTTCTTTTACGGGTTTTGCCTTTGAGCGGCGGTAATGTTCGTTTAGACCAAAACGTCTTCTTTCCAACATACATCTTATTATTGGATTTATCGGTAATAACATAAACAAATCCCACCCACTCTTTTAGGTCTCCTTCAGACGGCTCGTAGGCCTCATTATTATAGTACCACATATGTTCGTCAACAATCCATTAAGTGTCATTACGTACTATATATGGAACGCTAAACTAGGTGTATAACTCAAGCGGGATCTTAGGTAAAATTTCCTCATACAATCCTTCAACGGAAATACTTAGCATTACTCGCCGTTCTTTCGCTCGATTAAAATATCCATGCGCGGCCCATGCATTAAGTATTAAAGGTTTTTCTACATTATACCAATCGTATTTCTCAGGCTCATATTCGTATCTTACAGCATGTTCAACTCTATCTTCTGGAACTTCTCCGGGATATAGGGCTCGTCGCGTGCATTCCTGATTTGCAATAAAAAAGCAGCTATTATTTAAATCTACTGATATGGGGATATTAATTCCAACAGGCCTATTGCTATCAATATGAATAGGCACCATTCCTATATTAGCATGACTTATAAGCCACATAGTTCCCCAAACTTTAAGACCAAATATTTCTTCAAAGCGGCTGTTTAATTCTTCAGAATTAAACTCAATAAACTTTTCCACGTGATCGTCGACGTAAATTCTGTTGCCATTAAGTCCATTTACAGCGTCATCTTTAGTTGTTTCCCATAAATTGACGCAAAGATCAATAAAATCTTGCGGCATATTATGTAGGATTTTCATATTTGGATATTTGTTATATTCAGTCATTGCTAATTATCTCCGATAATACTTCCTCGTATGGTCGTGTAAATGAGATACTAAACAGTACACGCGAATTATTTGAATAATTAAAAAAACCATGAGTCTTTTTAGTATTCATTAACACTGGTTCTCTAGAGTTATAATAATCATATTTTTGAGGTTCATATAAAAATCGCTTAGTTCCGGGATGCAATTGTCCATCTTGGTTATGGAATGGTCTTTCAGTGCATTCCTGATTTTCAATAAAAAAACACGAGTTAATAAAGTCTACTTCAAGCGGAATATTAATTGCACACATTCTTGAAGCATCAATATGGACTGGACCCAACCCGGTATTTGGATTATTAATGAGGAATGACAAACCTTCATGTGGAACACTAATAAATTTATTTACAATGTCATAAATTTTATGAGATTTATTAATAAGCACATAATCCTGATTTTTATCAGCAACTACATAGCGAAAATCAGCAGAATTTTTAAGATTTGGTTTGGCAATTAGCCATTCTTCTTTTATTAAATCTAAAAATTCTTGAGGTAAGTTTTTCAGTATGTGATAGTTAGTCATCGCTATCTTCTTCTCCATCAAGGAAAGCATGGCCAGATTCTTGGCCACACATAGAACAAAACAATGGTTCTTCTCTTTCGTTAATTACCACGACTCGGGTTTCCGAGCCGCAGTAATCACATTCGCAAATATATTCTGCTATTTTCAATTTATGCCTCGCAACTGACGCATGTCAAAATATCCCTAACAAGTTCCTGTGCAGGATTTGACGACCGCTGGTAATAAAATGTTTTAATGCCAAGCCGCCATCCCTCAATAATCAACGCGTTAACATCTTTAGCAGAAGCTGAAGGCGGAATCATCAAGTTCAAAGACTGGCTCTGATCTATATATGTCTGTCTTGCAGCGGCTTGTTGTACTACGTTAATAGGACTAATCTCAGAGAAAGTTTTAAACACATCACGTTCGTTCTGCGTCAAGAAGTCCAAGTGTTGTACAGAACCTTTCTTCATCAAAATGCTATCCCACGTTTCATCATTGTTCTTAGAATATCCTTCTAGAACTGCCATAAGATGCGGGTTCTTATAAGTGAATGAACCTTTAGCAAGATCTTTTACAAAATAGTTTGATGCAAGTGGTTCAATTGATGGTGATACTTGTCCAAGAATAAAGCTAGAAGATGTTGTAGGAGCAATAGCACAACGTGTAAGGTTACGAATACCATATCCCATAAGGCCTGAAGGAACGCCATATTCCTCTGCCATCTCTTTAGAAGCTTCAAGAGATTTCTCGTCAATAAACTTACTAATTTCTTCAGTAAGTTCAAGGGCACGGAATGACTCAAACGGGATACGTTTCTTTTGTAGAAGTGTATGCCAACCAAGCTGACCAATACCGAGTGCTCGCCAAGTCTTTGCAAACAAGTTAGCTGATTCCATGAAACGTAGCCCATCTGTCTTACGGATATATTCTTCCATAACAGCATCAAGGAAATAAGTCAGCGTTTCAACCGCATCAGTATACTTCCACTTATCCCATGTAGCAAGGTTCATAGATGATAGGTTACATACAAATGTCCATTCTACACTTGATGGAAGTGCAATTTCTGAACAAAGGTTTG